CGGCCAAACGGCCTCTGCTTCGGCCTGTGCGCCGTATGTCGTAGGCTCAAGCGTCAGGGGCAATTTTTCCGGCGTTGTTGCAGTCTGGCAGCCTCCGATCCAAAAAGTGATCGCCGCGAAAAGTGCAAGAACCAAAATAAGATATTTCATAATGTGTTTATTTTCAGGTTAGTAAATGCGCTCTAAAATAAAGCCGTATCGGTGCATTGTAGTTGTGCTATTGCCGCTCACGGTTGCGATGCGAAGGTCGAAAGTATCGTTAGTGTTCCCTGTTACAGTCGTGGCAGGTAGGGAGACGCTGTAATAATTGCCTGCTGTGCAAGTAATGCGCATTGACGTTGCGCCGATCTCCGTGCCTTCTTTGTATAGGCTTAGGTAATAGTCACCATCATCCGCGACGCTAAAGGAGATACTACCCTCCACGCGGATAAGCGCCCCGCTGCCCCCGGTGTAGTCAATTGTCGAGCCGGATACGGAAAAGTCGCTACCCACTGCCGATGTCGTTGCGCTGCCGGGCGTGTCGTTGTCCGGCCTTTCGGCTGTTGTCCCAAAGAAGGTACTGCCGCCCGAGATGGTGATATGAGTGAGGCTATAAGTGCGCGATATGGTCGGGTTTCCGCTCACGCCGCCGCCATTGGTCACGGCAATACCGCTTCCCGCCGTAATGGTGCGCGCTGCCCACGTGTTAGATGCTGTTCTTGTTGCAATGCCGTTTGCCGAAAGCCCCTCTACTGCTGCAAGGTCATCAGCAAGTGCAAGCGTCATACTTCCAGACGATGTTACGGGGGAGCCTGAAACCGTAATCCCTGCTGCGGGGGCTGTAATTCCTACACTTGTCACTGTGCCAGCCCCGCCTGTTGCGGAAAGTGTGCCTGATGAAAGAGAGAGGCCGGAGCCTACTGTAATTGCTCCAAGATCGCCGTCCGCGTCCGCGCCTACGATTCGGGTAGGGGTGTCGGTGGTGAGGTCGGTAATGCGGGCCTCGCCTGTGACGTGGAGGGTGCGAGCGGGTGATTCTGCTCCGCCGATACTTACACTGCCGTCCAGTCGCGTATTGCCTGCATCTACCCACAGCGAATTAGCATTCGTCAGTGTGACGTTTGTGCCAGCGGCGGGCGGCGCAGCAATGTACACTGTTGCGCTATTGGTTACAGTTTGCGCGGAAACTGCCGCAAGCGTTCCGCCGCCAAAGCTTGAAAGGACTTTTGTCGCTATTGTGCCGGAGCCGGTAAGGTCTTGGGTAAGAATAGATGCTACATCGAAATTAGCTCCGGTTGTTGTCCATGTATTTATTTGCCGCACCGAAGTCCAACCGGTCGAAAGTATAGAAGTAGTATTTGTTGTTGTGGAGCCTGTATTAAGTGTGCCTAATACACTGCGAGCTGTACCGCTGCCGAATATGCCCCATCCCGTTGAGTTAGAAAATTCAAACGCTCGGTAATTACTTGCCGCCGTAAGTGTAGGATTTACATAAACGCCCCTTGTTATGCCGTTTGCGCCGCCTGTTTGGTTTATTGTGCCTGCAACTCTAAGCCCCGAAAATTCAGCCGTCCCAGATGTTGGCGCGAAACCAAGCGCAATATTTATTGCAATTTGCGCGCCGGATGTCTGTGTATTCGCGTTGCCAGTGAATGCCCAATTGCCAGCCGTAGCCGCTGCTGATCCGGTATAAGAATAGAAAGATGTATTAGTGCCGGCTGTATTAAGCCCACCCGAACTAGTCGTAATTGGAAAGATATACGGCGAAGATGCCCCAGCTGCACCTAAATAGAATCCATCTTCAAAACGCGAATTACCAACAACGCGCAAAGCGTTGGCCGGGCTTCCTCCAATCCCTAATCTATTGTTTGTTGCATCCCAATATAAAAGATCATCCGCCGCCGCCCTTCCATTTGCATCCGCATAGAATACCCTGCCCGCCGTACCTAATCCCGTAGCACTTGCACTTTTTGCAGGCACTTCCCATGCGCTTGCGCCGTAATACTCAAGTGCGCCGTTTGTCGTATTGTACCGCGTCATTCCCGCTGCCGGGCTTCCCGGCCTTTGTGCTGTCGTGCCGTTTGGGATTCTGAAATGCCCCGTGCCTGTTGCCGTCACGCTGCCGGATGAAACAGTAAGAGGCGAATCACCAAGCGCCGTAGAGCTACTCCACACGGGTATCGTGCCTGTCGTTCCGGTGCCGGTCACTGTGCCGCCACCTCCCGCAATGCTGCTCACGTCCCGGTAATACACGCGCTCCGTAATGCTGTCTATCATCATTACCCGGTTGAGGGCGTTGTCTTTCGACACTTGCTGCACCCGCGTATCTGCTGCGTTCATTCGGATGCGGTCGGCAGTGATCGTAATAGTGTCGCTGTTTTCAATTTGTAACAGCCCCGGCGTTTGCGCAATCAGGTCTGTTGCGCTTGACGCGAGGGTAAAACCGTCTGTGGCGGCGCTTTGCTGAAAGGTCGGGTATGTGCCGCCGTCGGCAATTGTCAGGGTTCGGGTAGAAAGGTTGTGTACCCGGTTCCCTGAAAAGGTCAGGTTATCCGTTGCGAAGTTGGTATCTGTGCCCCCGGTGCCGGTGATACTCGCTTTGTCCACATAGTGCAGGCGATTTGTAATGCTGTCCCATGCCAAAAGCCTATTCAGGCTGTTGTCATTTGGCTGCGTGCCGATAATCCGGATGCTGTCCGCGTCAATATCAATAACGGCCCCGGCAACAATGGCTGCGCGTTGCTCACTGCTGTCAAGGTAAACAGACGTGGTAGTGGATGCCGCAAAGCTCACCTGATCGCCGCCAATGTAAATGTATGGCACCTCAGCCCCGGTGCCGTCTTGAATCCAAAACTGATACCCGCCGGTGTTCAGCCTACGGTTGCCCGTAAGTGTCAGGTCGGTATTGCCTATGTTGACGCTGCCCCCGGTGTACTCGTTCCACGCACCGCCGTCATAATAGTATAGCTTCACGGCCACGGTGTCGAAAGCGAGCCATGCGTTGTTGATGCTTGAAGGCGTCCACGATGGGGAAGCTGCTGTGCGCACCACAAGCCCGTCCGCTGTGGTTTGGTTGCCGAGCCTGATTTTGTTGGGGTTGGCCGGGAATTGGGCAAAGGCCAACACGGGCAAAAAAAGAAGTAGAAAAAGGATGTGTTTCATAGTACAACTCCGAATGTGTTATAAAAATCTGTTGTTTCGTCCGGGCAATCACCGTCCGGGCAGCCCGCCGCTGATGACGAAAAACCGGTGAGGTTGGCCGCACAAGTGCAAAGCCAGTCTTTCATACGCTTTGCCCCCACTTCAAGGCGCGTTTTTAGCGTGTCTTGGTAGAACTTTAGCCCCTCAATTCCGGCGTTGCTTCCGTACTCGTTGTTATTTAGATACAGGCCATTTGAACCGGCCTGAATGACCATAAAAGGCGCTGCCTCGTAAAGTGAAGCGTTGGCGCAAAGGCTTTTGAGATGCGTTGTCCATAGTGTTTGGTACTCTGGCGTGGTAAAGGCAGTCGAAGTGCCCTTTTCCGCTGTCAGCACGTCGTAAAAGTCTTTCGTCAGGGTAGGAATTACCCATCTGTATTCCGCTGTGTCTGTGTGCGGGGCTATCAACGCCTGATCAAGGCGAATATCTGCCGGGGTTGGCCGTGCCAATCCGCCCTGTACTACCTCACTCGCTTGTATCAGTGCCATTTTCTGCCGGATTTTGTGCGGGTTGTTGCTCTATTTCTGCCGGGCCATAGCCCAAAACCTCGCGTTTTTCGTCAGTCGTCAGGGCGTTTTCGATGCTGATTTCACCCATAAACGACACGGGTAAGCTGTTGGAAATGCCAAATTGCAAGCCCGTCGGGATGGGTGCGCCTGATTTACTGCTAACTTTCAGGTAAGGATTGATAACCCGGCTCAACAGCACGTTTTGCCGCTGTTTGATGACCGTGTTTTGGAGGTACTCCATTTCCTGCCGGATCTGCTGATTGGTTCCGAGTTGCCCTTCAGTAGCGAACCCGGCAAGCGATTTACTCCAACGATTCGCCACAACGATAGCCGAAGCCGCAAGGGTTTGCAAGTCCATAAACTCCCCGTCCTGCATCACCGTCATCGGAACCCAATTAGCCTTTAGCTTTTCATCGCGCACAACCTGCATGAAAATTTCATGGTTATTTCCGGTGCCGGTAAATTTCTTTTCAATCGCTGCGAGCATCTTTGTCGCCTCTTGCGGGGACATGGAGCCAAAGAACTGCAAGAACCCGGACGGCATAAACCCGTTCTCGAATTTTGATGTATTGAGGCGTTGGATTCTGTACTCTATTTCCGCCCACATTTTCGCCCCTATCCATTCAGGCAGGCCAAAATAAAAGTATCCCGCCGCGTATTGTTTGACGTGAATAATAGAGCGCTTTACCCCGTCCATTGTCTCACTGAATTCAGGGTACATAGGCACTTCCCGAAATCCTTTTTCTGCATATTGTATGCCCTCGGATGCGAGCGGTACTTCTTCCCAATTGTCATAGATACCAACGCTGCGAATTACCCGATCTTCACCGGCCCGCTTTAGCCCAATCATATAGATAGGCACATGGTACAAATAGCAAAAGCCTGCGCCTTGCACCAATTCGGCGAAGCAATTACCAAAGGCGTCATAATCAAAAGCGAGCATCCCCAATACCTCCTGCAAGGTATGCCCGTGCATGTTCACTTTTTCGATGTAATCATCTATGGCGTTTAAATCTGCCGGGTTCAGGGTTGCCTCAGCCGCTTGGTTGGTTGTCAGCATTGAATTACTCCGCCCCGTCATGGGAATGAACCCATCGCCCACAACCATATTTGTTTTGTCGTTGATAATCCGGCGAAGGGTCGGCGAATTGTTGACAACAGCAATGAGGGATTTGAGGAACGTATCGTTTTGATCGAAAAAACGCACCCATTTATTACCCCCCATTTCCAGACGTTCCCGTGTAGGCTCGTTGAAAATGTCAGGAGCAATGAGGTGCGTCATCGGGTCGGCCCCGATGGTCACAGATGAGGACGCAAGGATGGATTTTTTAGGCCCCCGCCTTGTTGGTTGGCTTGGCTTTGGGTTTGCCTTCGGTGGTATCTTCGCTTGGCTCATTGTGGGCAGGGAGTTTTGGGAGTGGTGCGCCGGGCGCATTGTCTATTCTCGGAGCGCGGTACACGGGCAAGGCCGTAGGGTCAACATACCGGAGAGCAGAGGCGCGGTCAATCAATAACCACGCGGCCAATTGTTCCGGCGTCATGTCAACAACAGGGAGGCGAACGAATCCGCCTCCCGTTGGGTCTTGTCCTACATATACCGCACCTTTTGCAAGGCGAGTAAACATAGGTAGTTAGATTAACGCCGCCATGACCGTTGCTCCATCGATGAGAAGCTGCGCCGGTTCATTGGTACGGCAAGTGATGGTAATGGTAGTCTGGTTCGGGTCGGTCAATGCCGTACCGGAATCACTTTCAGCAGTTGCAAGGCGTGCGGGCAATTTCTTACCTCCTACCATGACATGACCCCAAACCCAATAGCGCCCCGTGTTTTCAACGTGAACTGCTACAAGGCCACAGGCTTGCCCTGCAAGGTCGGCAATGATCTCGCGGTCTGACTGCGAACGGCATGTCCAGATGCCCGTGAAGTTCTGCTCTACCGAGGTAGCCAGCGTGTCAAGGTCTTGCGTTGTGGTCTCCGTGAAGTTGGCCGAAAAGTCCCGAAAGTCGAACTCGTAGAAGTTTGCAGCGGACGAAGTCATCACAATGGCCGAAGCTCCTGCGCTTGAAGTCGTTACACTGGTCACCTCATTGGCGTTGGCAAGGTACAGTTTACCTGCACCGCCGGAACATGTCCCATCGGTGCAGGCTACCGTCCTGCCGCTTGAAATATTACTCATATTTGTGGCATTTTAGCAGGTGAATTAATACCCCACACTGATAAGCGAGTGGTGAATGTAGTTCACACCGAGTTTGAAGCGGCTCTTGGTGTACACCTTTTCGTCCTTCTCGTCGTACCACGTCGTCAGCTCTGTTGCCGGGTTGGTCACGTCTGTAGCGATGACCTTGTTGAGCGGCGTGGTGTACTCCACATAGTGCGGTTTGGTAACGCTCAAATTGGAAAGCGTTTCATCCCAACGCCATTGCGGAATTACTGGAATGCCCCGGAACGTCAACTGCTCCACGCCGTCAATGAGCCGGAGTAGGCCGTAATCGCCGCCTCCGCCTTCCTCTACGTCTTCACGGTAGGCTGTGTAAACGCTGCCGGTCACGTTGATGACCTTTTGATTCATCGGCAGGCCTTTGAGCTGCAAAGGAGCCTGATCGTACACAGCGCGGAGAATTTCGATACCGTCACCGGCTGCAATGTCCGAACCGCTGCCCGTATTGGTGCGCGGAATGAGCGCATCGGTAACCAGTGCCGGGTAATGCACCGTCCACAGACCGTCGACAAGGTCGTAGTTCGGGTTGGCGCTGCTGGTGTCGCCGAAGTAACCCAACCGCTCCACATCCAAGCGGATAGCCTGCTGCACGCGCTGTGTGACGATTTCCTGCATCAATGTGCCGGTCAGGTCGGGAAGGCGAACGCCGCGATTGAGAAGTTCCTCGAAAACGGTGTCCTCGAATTCGTCCCAGCACATTTCCAAATCTACTTTGGCCTTTTCCACGTCGATGTACCGGTCATAGATTTTGACCTCACCGATGGGATTGAACCCACAGCCCGCGTACTTACGGACAATGTTTTCAAGGGCTTGTACAAAAGCCATTTTCTTTTTCGTCGTCACATTGGGCATGACGCGCCACTGCGCACGCAGGGAATCATCGAAAAAGACAGGCTCCAAAAATATTTGATTGGCCTCATCCCCGGTAAACTGTACCTGAAATTGGCTCTGTTCAGTCATTGGCATAACTTACTGTTTTTTGCGGTTAAGTGAGTGAATAGGATACCGTACCGGAAGAGTTGCCGTAGATCGCAGCGGAGGCAAGCGTGAACTGGAATCTGACGCGGGTTGCGCCGTCATTGTTCGCTGTTTGGAAAAGCACTGTCCAGTCATCCGCCGGATTGAGGCCGGAGGTGTTGACATTGAGCGCAGTCGTTGCTGCCGAGCTTTGGAAGCCGGTAGAATAGGCCTCGTTGCCGCTTTGGTCTTGGATGCGGAATTTCAGGTAATCCGTTGCGGTCGTTGCGCCGGTAGACGGCGTGAAACGCACCTGATCCCCGGCAGTAGTGATTGCCCATGTGAAGGCCACGCTGTGCCGGTCATGCAGCGTGTCAATGCCGTACAGTTGCAGGGCGTTGCCCTCATCTGCGTACGGATTTGTCCGAGCGGTGGAGTTGACACCCGTGTAGGTGTTATCCTGATCGAAGCTGTTAACGTTTGCGGTTGGCATTAGCGTGTCTGAATTTTTTGTTTGGTAAATTGTGCAAAGCCCTCAAATGCTTGGTCACGTTGCGTCTTTTTGGGTGCGGTCGGTTGAGCGGTAACGGCCCCGCCGCTTGGCGTTGCTTTGGCCTGTGCTGCCTGCACGCGCAGGGCTTTGATTTCGGCGGTCAACTGCGCGAAGGCAGCGGCGACGGCCTCATCGTCTTGTTTTGCCGTTTCCGGCTTGGCAACTGTGAAGCCTTGCTGCTCCAACAATAGGCGCGCGGCCTCTATCGGGTCAACCTCCGGGGCTTGCACCTCGGTAGTCGTTTCAGCTTCGGCGACAGGTGCAACGGTTTCGGCTGCCTGTTCGGGAGCCAAAAGCGCTTTAATCTGTTCGATCAAAGTCATATCGTTATTTGTTTGGGTGGAAAAAATAGCCTGTGGCGTGTTTTGATATTTCGCCAAAGCCTTGAAAGAAGATGCCGCTACCGGCAATTGATCTGCGCCAACAACCTCATCAATGAAGCCCATATCAAGAGCTTCGCGGGCTGTCATCCATGTTTCCTTTTTCATCATCTCAAATACCTCTTCCCGCGTCGTGCCTTCTTTGCCCCGGCTTGTGATAGCGTCCATGTACATGTCGAGAATATTCTCATCCATAGACGACAGCACATCCGCTGTTTGCCTCATTTCGTCAGCGTTCCCCATCACACCGCCGTAAGGCCGGTGAATCATCAGGTAGGCGTTGTCGGACATCTTCACGCGCTTACCTGCGAGAAGGATGACAGAGGCAATTGAGGCGACAAAACCCACGCCGACGGTAGTAAGCTCGCCGGGGTAGGCCCGCAATAGGTTGCGAATTGCAATGCCCTCGGTGACTGAACCGCCGGGGCTGTGTATGCGGACGGTAAGAGGGTTTGCAGAATTGAGTTTTGAAAGCTCATAGGCGAGCGTATGGACGCCGAAGCCCCACCAGTCATCTATCTCGTTGAAGATGTCCAGCGTTTGCCCGGTGTCGGCATAGTTGCTGAACCGATAGCGTTCGGAAGTTGGCTGTATTGCAGCATTCATGCCGCAAGTTTACAGGGGTTGTAGGGGCTTTGTTGGCAAGTTGTGCAAATGACAAAAGCCCGGCAGGAAATGAATCCTACCGGGCTTTGATTGATTTTTAAATATTAAAAATCTACATCGTATTGTTTGAGTATAGTTTCAAGCTCTACCATAGTGCCTTTTCCTACATTGCGCAGCTTTTTAATCTCATGCCTCCCTTTTAGAACAACGTCTTGAAGTGTACTGCATTTTGCAGCTTTTAAGCAATTGTATAGCCTTACACTCATATCTACATTTTCAAGTTCAATGTCGGCTAAGCTTAATGTGCTTGAAAACTTTGATTCTTCAGATTCAATGCGTGCAAGTTCCTTTGCATACGCGTTTAGTTGAAGGTCTTTGCTTATAATCTCTTGCTGTTTTTCAAAAATCAAAGACATTTCCAACTTTACCCAATTTGCTTTTGATACCCGATCTATTGCCTTGCGATACATTTGGGTAGCCCTTGTTTCAGATATTTCAAACTTATTTGCAATTTCTGAAATAGTCATTTCATTTATAATCCTATCCTCAATAATATCAATATACCTCTCTGAAAGCATAGGCTTTAATAGATTCCTATCAAAAATAGCCTTTGCAAACTCTTTAAAATCAATGATTGGCTTTGCCATTGTGTATTGTGATTTGGTGATACTGCAAAGATAAATAAAAAAGCCCGACGCATTCACAACGCCGGGCCTCAATTCGGAAAGATGGCAAAAAATAATATATATTCGGGAGAATGAAATTACATAGCGCCGGGTGTGTACCGGCAGGGCCTGTTTAATAGCCCGCGTATCGTTCGCTCAGCAAGGCCGGTCTTTTCGCTCAGCTTACTGATTGCCTCAATGCGTCCGGTGCTGTTGTATAATGCCTCCGGGTATAGTTCCATCATCATGTAATGAGACACGGTGCGGGTGCGAATGACTTGCGCCCGCAAAGCGTACATCAACAAGCCCTCCGGCGTTGGTTTTTCACCATGCCGCGAGCAATGGTACCTGTATTTCCGGGCCACTACCTCGCAAAATTGCGCCGTGATTTCGTCCTTTAGCTGCTCTGTGTCCTCCATTGTTGGGCGTATTGTCTCATTTTTCCTACTACCTTGCTCACACATGCCGGGCAATTGATGCGTTCCGGCTCCCCGGATGGGGCTACAAAGCGGTTGTACACCTCAAAAAGGTACTCCACGTCTTTGTAATCCCATGTCATCCGGGCTACGTTCCTATCTATTGCCTGCACCACGTCAGGCCGGACGGCCTCCGGGATGTTATCTGCTCCGAAAAAATGAGGGTGCGGAATTGATTTCATAGTGTTGCTTTGATTTTCACGGCCTCACCGTCTGCCATATCCCGCGCAATGTCGTCTGTGACCACATAGGCCCGGAGCCTGTCCAATCGGGCATTGATGGCATCGGTTTTCCTATCCAGTGCCGAAATTGCCGCCATGCTATCGGCAGGAGATACTGATGCAGGCAGTCGCGGTGCTCCAATGGTAGGCGACACGGCCCCGCCGGTAGCGAAGCCCGGAACACCAATAGAGCGGAACGTTCTTGCACCTCCCAATGCTGCCTGTTGGCGCTGATTCAATACCACCTCCCCACGCTTGACAGTTGCCAGTACATTGTCGCCATTGCCCCTCGTGCGGATGTTTTGCCGGTCATTCACTTTGCGCCCTGAGATGCCAACCACGCCGCCGGTAGCAAGAGGCTGCGCTGCGATGGTTGCGGTTTGTAATGCAGCAAAAATGCCTGTTGCAATGGCGGACGGTATCGTAAACGGCGGGCCGGGGGGCACTGCCAATGCACGCTGCACCGCCAATGCGCCCTGAATGATGGATGAAATAAGCGCCGCGCGTTTTTCTGCCTTGCGCTGTCGTTTGCTTTCCGCCTCCGCTGCTTTGGTCTGCTCTTCTAATCGTTTCTTTTCCGCTGCGATGCTCTGTTCAATGAACCGCTTTCGGATGCCGGTCGCTTGTTGTGCGCGGTCTTCCAGTTCGGTTATCTTTGCCTCGGTGTCATTTATTTGCTGCTGAAATATCTCGTTTCTGCGTTGGTTTGATGCGGCTGTCAGGGCATTGATGAGGTCGAACGTTTGCTGTACGCCCTGCTGAATATAGGCTAATGTTTGATCGCGCCGCTGGGCTTGCTCCATGCGTTCTTGCTCACTCAATGCCTTTAGCCGCTGCTGGTTTTGGCGTATCTCGGTTCGGAACCGTTCATCATTTAACTTTTTACCCAACTCCAAAAGGCGTTTGGAGGCCTGCGTTCTTTCGTCAAATTCGATGTTCAACAGGGTAGAAGTAAGCGTTTGTATTTGCTGCACTGCCTGCGTTTCCCGATCCCGGCTTGCCTGAAATTCAAAGCGGTTGCGCTTTTCGATGGCTTCCTCTAATAGCTTTTGTTGTTTGGCGTATGCGTCAATCAGGCGCTTTTGTGCGGCGCTGCCTGCTACGGCCTCATTGATTGCTTTTTGTAGCTCATTGGCTTTTTTCTGTATAGCGGCAATGCTACCGGCTGCGAACTTTTCACCAACAGCGGCCCCGGCATCGGCAGCGGCGTCCTCCTCTTGCTTTTTGCGCTTTGCGTCGAATAGCAGCGCTTCTTCGTCTGCCTGTTTGACTTTTACAATTGCATCGGCAAAGGCTTTGGAGTAGGCAATCAACGGGTTTTCAAGGTTGAAAAATGCTTTTAGTGCGGCATTTGCCCCGGCAACAACAGCGGGAAGGCCATTGAAAAACTCCAATACAGCCCCGGCAGCATCCGCTAAAAACGTTTTTGCCTTTACTTTGAGCAGTTCAAATTCTGTTCCCGTCTTTACCGTGAACTCCGCAAGGCGGGCTTGCGATTGCGCCAACTGCTGATTGGCCTCAAAAAGGGCGTACTGCTGGCTTTCATATTCGTTCGTGGATTGCGTCACGTCATCGGTAGCGTTTTCCACATCAGCGAGTAATTGCAGGAACCGAAGCCCCGCATCCTCCCCCGGCCCTCCGAACACATCAGCAATGACCGTCTGTGTTTGCTTTGCGGTTAGTTGGGTGTCACGCAATCCACCGGCTACCCGCTTTAGGGCGTCCACTGTGGTTATGCTGCCGTCATTGAGGCCCTTGAATAACTCTGCTGTGAACTTCTTCCCAAATGCGCCCTCTAAGGCTGTGGTAGTTGCTTTAGTTTGTTCCCGGATACGCAGGCCAAATTCTTTAACCGCGTCAATACCTTTATCTGAATAAATGCCCTCGTTTTGGGCTTTAATGAGGATGTCAACAAATGACGCGGCACTACCTCCGGCGGCAGCGAATTGCGCGGGGTATTCCCGCAACTGATCTAAGAAGTCGCCCTGTGCGTTGGCTCCCTTGCGGAACCCGGCCTCGATCAATGTGAGCGATTCGTCAAAAGAGATACCAAATTCCTTAGCAACGGCATTGGCCGCGTTGATGATTTCCCGGCTTTCCTGTTGATAGGTGCGAGACAGGGCAATGACCGTGCCGGTATTGTCTTGCAGGGTTTCGCCGGTGTCCCCGCTCACCTGTTGCAGTCTTTTCGACGCCTCGGTAAATTCTTTGGCTCCCTCTGCCGCTGAAATCAGTGCGGCACTTACCTCATTGAACACGGTCACAGCGAGCAGGATAATCCCCAAAGACTTGTTGAGCGCTCCGCTTGCGCCGGTGGCAACCTTGAATCCATCCGTAAGCCCGCCAATAGACTGCGTTACACGCGGGAAAAACTGTGCAAGCGCTTCAGTATAGCCGCCCACGTTGCGCTGAAATTGCCCGACCGATGCGTCTATCTGCTTAAGACGTTGATCGAGCGTCGTTATTTCGGTGCGTAGGTCTATGGCCTCATTGGTGAACTGCTTTCCGGCGGCGGCCAAGTCTTTGTATCGCTTGCGCTGCTCGTTCAGGGTGCGGCTCAATTTCTCATAGCTGCCGGATGCGTCGTCAACTGCGTTCAACTCAATGCGGCGGAGCTTAATTTCCTCCCTGATTTGCGCGTTGACGTCCTGCTGCGAACCTTTCAGAGCAATGAGTTCCTTTTCCAGGCGCTTGATCTCGTCAACGTCGCCAGTTTTTTTCAGTTCTTTGTTCACGTCGGCAATAGCTCGGCGCAATTCCTCAGCCGTTTCGACTGCGCGTTCCGTGCCTTCAATGTTGATCGAAAAACCTAATACCTTCGCCATTATACCACGTCATGTAAGGTGATGAAATAATTGCAGCCGTCAAAATGCGTCAACTCGTCAATGATAATCAGTGCCCCGCTGATGGTGTATTCCAATTCCGGTACAAGTATTTTCCCGTTCTGGTTGATGGTCACAACGACGTAAGGGCTCGGAACGGACAAAATACCCGACGTGCCCGGCAGGGTAATAAAGCGGCTGGTACTGCCTTCAATCAATTCCCGGTAGCGATATACCACCACGCCCGCACCTGTTCCCGGCGCTCCAATGACGCCATTAATTGCCCCTAAAGATGTGAGGCTGTTTTGTGTTGCGCCTTCCAACAGCACAGGCCCGGACACTTTCGCAGCGTCGGCAGTGGTTGGGATAACATCGAGTAGCAATTCTGTGCGCGTGCTTTTGTCCGATGCCGGGGCATACCCGTCCACGCGCTCCAATAGCAGCCGGGAACCTTCCCACCTGATTGCATTGCGGAAAGACAGGGCGCTAATGTCCATTGGGTCAAATCTTATGTTAAGTAGAAACCGACGCCCTTCTTCAATGCGTCGCAGTGTTTGCAGGTGCAGGCTTTTGAACAGGCCCCGGACGGTTTGCCCGTAGTTGGTCACCTCATCGGCAAAGCTTAAAGACCAATCCACGCCGCTGCTATCGCTGTAATTCACCTGCCATGCTGCCGGAAAGTCATAAGCGCTTGTGGCGCTGCTTGTCTCATTGTAAATACGAATGTACCCGTCATCCCCGGAACGACGGCCCGCAAAATACAGCAGGCGCGGGTTAAGGGTGTAGTCGGCTTCGGCATCCGGCTCCTCGAAGTAGTTCTTGCCGTACAGCAAAGGCACTTGTACTGCCATATTACCGCCAGAGCTTATTTCTGCATCATTGATGTGTACGGTTTTGGCAAGGTAAGTGGTATATACCCATTCGCTGCCTGCCGGGTATCTGCCGGTGGTGTGGCGGTATCTTGCGGAGTATAGCGACGTAGCTGCCCGCTTTTCAATTTCCTCAGCTGTCGGGTCGCCCGTTCCCCACGCCAAAACATAGTCTTGTTTTTTGTCGTCTTGCAACTGCATTTCTCCGCCCTCTGATATATCAACTTTGCGCGTTATGTCGGTCTCAAGCAGAGGCGGCAAATAGAACCCCTCGCGCGTTGTTGTTGTGGCGCTGCCATTGCCCCCTGAGCGGTAGGATAGGGTATGCGTATCTCTTGGGTATGCCGTAACGGTGCGACTTAAAACGTCGGTTTCCCAGCGCAAATTGAAAATCTGCGTTATGTCGGTAATGAAGTCCTTGACATACCACGTTCCCGGTATGATGTAATCAAAGTCGAGCGTTTCCCCAAGTCGCCAGCGTTCCTTTTCTGCTTCGATGACCAACTCAAAGTCAGTCAAGGTCACGGCAGAATCAATGCGCGTGATCTCAATGGCAAACACATCGCCCGCCTCCATCTCCCCAATCCATTGCACTGTTGAAACGGGTGTAATCGCGTCAACAGTCCCGCCCGTTACAGGTGAGCCATTGACATAAAAGAAGATATTGAACCCGGTAGCCCCCCATGTGATAGGCGTTACAAACTGCAAATTGATAGCATACAACGCGCCGATGGGTGCAGTATATTCCCCGGTCGTTGTGTTGTAGTTGTTGCCGGGGTCGGCATTGGGTGCGGTGCTGTCGTCATTCATTATCAAATCCCCGGCGGTTAGCTCAGGGATAGATGTTAGGTCAAACGTTGCACGGCTTGCGCGGACGTTGACAAAGTTTGCAGCGTATTCCCCATCCAGCGCAAGCGGCACAGGTACAATCAACCTGTTGAACGGGTCATTATCAAAAGCGGAATTTAGCCGGTATCCGAGGGATTGAAACGCCCGGCGCAATATGGCAGTAAGAAACAGGCAGGGCGTTAGTTCTGTGTACAAAACCTCCGTTTCCCGTTCCCATTGTTTCCACTTAATCAGCGCAAAACAGGTATCCTCCGTGAGCGGGTCGGCATTTCCGGCAGCGTCGTAATTGGCCGCCGTCAATTCCACCGTTCCCCAATCCAACGCCCGGATGAGTAGCCCGCCCATATCCCCGAACCAATCGGCATTCGCCCCGACAAAAGTAACTTGGTAGTTGGACGCTTTCAGGCCTTGCCGTGTGCTGATCAACGCAGCGCGGTTCAGTTGTGCCTTGCCGGTCAGGATAGGAATGCCGCCCACCTCCGCCCGTGCAGGCAATAATTGGTTGGCTGTGGTCACTACTGTACCTGACTGGTCAATGTTTTGAAATAGCTCATGGTTCGCCTTTGTCCCCGGCAGGGTAATGGAGCGCTTTGCATACGCCCCGCCCACTTTGCCCGGCTCTGTGCCTTCGATGGAATAGACAAAACTGATCTGGTTAGCGCCTTGCAGCACGTCCACAGCTTGCCCGTTGATCCATATTTTCAACTCCCGGCTCATAATTCCTGCGAGCTTTCGTTTTCGACAATGACCGTCAACTGCATCTCAGCGTTCGGGCTTCGGCTGCGTTCATACTCTGTATTGCCCGGCGCTATGGTGCAGGCATGGTATTGCCCGTCTATTTCGATATACACCTCCGGCGATTTGCGCAAGGTGCGAAGCCATGCCCCGAAAGCGGGCGAAACAGGCTCTCTGATCTCGTACTCAATGCGGGTATCAATGTCGGTCTTAATAATGCCCCGTGCGGGGGTCAGGGGTTCCTGTACCGGTGGGTCTTGCACCTCTGTCCACACGGGTGATAATTCACCCACGTTGCCCGTGTCGCTTTGCTTCTTGACAATTTGCCCCTTGAACGTGTACTGCTCAGGGCCACCCATTGCGCCCATCCAGTACAGTCGTTGCCCCCAACTGCAAGCAGGGGCAATGGTAAACGTCAGTTCCTCGCTTTCGCGGGTGAATTCCGCATCCGCATACGTCCCGACACTGAATGTGTAGTGCGTATAAGCAGCCAGTGAGGTAGGTATTGCCCCCTGCAATATAGTGAGGCCCGGCGTTGTACCCAATAGGTTGGCAGGCCCGACGCCTAAAGTGTGCATTTCCTCTGCCGTTGGTGTTACTGTTGTGCGGATGATAAGGGCTGTTCCGACGCTGGGAGATTCAAAGAATGTGAATTTTGCAGCGTTGATACCCTGCGCAAGCCAACTGATGAAATAATTGTCGTCGATGCTCACAAATTGGGAGGTTGGCGCATTGGAAAGAAAACGCATATCACCTGTGGCAGATGGGTTGTAATATTCATTCAGGGGCATATCATACAGCGAGCGGATAGCCGGAAGGCTGTATAGTGTGCTGCTGGTTTCCTCACTGCCTGCAACCTCCTCCAAATACCCGTCTGTATTGCGTATTTCAAGTGTCGTGGTCAGGTAGTAAGGGACATATACATCGGTATTTACCCCGATGGTAAACACATCCAGAATTTGAAAAATGCTGCTTTGATCTGTGGCGTATGGTGCGCTGTTGCGGGCCGTGATCGTCTGAACGTCTATATCGAACTTGTAGCCGCCCGCCGTGCTGGTGTACGGCTTGCGGTATGTCGCCTGCAATGAGCCGGAAACATATACCTCACAAAGCAGCGTTTCTACGTCTGCTGTTGAGGTGCGCTGGTTCTGGAACACTTGCGGACGGTAGCACGTTGAGGGCTGTCTCGGTTCGTATAGGTAGCTCATCTTTTCAGAATTGACTGAATGAAATTATCAAAATACACATTGAACGCCTCGCCAACGCCCTGCAATATCAACGCCTCAAATTCTGCTTCTTTGCCTTGTAACGCCTCATCAACAAATCCCGTGCGCTTGCCGGTGCTACTGAATCTGGCGCTCCCTTTAGTGGGCATTCCCTCCCGCTTGTGCTTGGAGGCAATCGCAAAGGCGATGCTTAACGCCTCCTTATCACTTGCGCCCATCCTCATCTTTGCGTAGCGTTGCAGGCCTGCAATATACTTGCTATACCTTGCCCCGCTGCCGGGGCTGTATGGTATCCGGGCTGCTGTTACGCCGGTATTCAGGTACGCCATGTAGTCATTCAAATACCCCTCTATTGTCCATCCCTTTGCAGTCTTAATGACCCGCGTTTCCATGTCGCGGACGGCGGCCCCGGTAAGCTCGTGACCTTGCGCCCGCCATGCTATTGCGATGCCCTTCATTGCAAGGTCTGCGATCTGTTGTACTATCACACTGTCCATAGCCCACGAACGTAGTATGTAGCTCCGTCGTAATGCGTCAGGGCGTCAATAGTGATGGTGGAGGCCCCAAGCGTGTACTGCTCTGCCAACATCTTTTGCCCGTTTTGGTACACGTCCAAAGACCATGCCCCGCTCAGGTCAAAGTTATTGGCCGTCCACGTCAGTACCGCGCTGGTTGTTTCATCAAATTGCTGTTCACCTTTCACCCATTGTCCAATAACCACATCTGCCGGAGGCCAGGGTATGCCGGAGGGAATAGCAGACGGGAAGTCAATCACGGCCCCGCAGCTGGTGTTGGTGGCAATGCGAAGATCAACCACAACGGAAATAAGGCGCTGCATTCCACTAAAACTGTCAAGCGTAAAGCGCGGGTTCCCCTCGATCATTACCCCGTCAGGGCGCAAGGACGGCAGCGAGCTTTCAAGTGTCTTGAGCCATGCCGTTGCGGTGTTCATCAGGTTCCGCCACTTTTGTAGCTGTGTTTGGTCGTCCGCTCCCCCGTCGTTGTCGTATCCTAAAAGGTCATCAAAAAACAACTGCACATTGTAGTAATCCTTTTTTGTACGCGGGTCTTGCTCCACCGTAGGCACAGCAAAAAGCAGGCGCGGGTATAATGCCCCTGCCTGCTCTGTTTCGTCATTCGTTGCCCTCGGTCGCACCCTGTCAGAGGGCCAGCCGAACCAATAGGACGAAAGCCCAAGCGTGGAGGCGGCCACCGCATCGAAGAGGTTACTTAGTTGAATTATTGTCATAGCTCAATTTCTCTTGTGCCGATTTCGCCGCAAGGTACAAAAACGCCTCGTACAGGTTGGCAACTTCGGCGGATTTCATCGGCGTGCAGTCGGGCCGATTGAATAGACCACTTTCGGCAATGGCCTTGAGTGTGAGATACCATCCGTAGCGCTGCGCAACGTCTGCGCTACCTCTCGCAGGCCGCGTTCGCCCATTGGGAGGGTCGTAGAGGTCACGAAATTTAGTGCGGATTGCTGACTTTGCCTCATCAAAAAAAAAGCGATGTCCATCGCTATCGAAAGCGGCAAGCGTTGGAAGTTGGCGCGGTTGCGCTCATACACCTCATCGCTGTATTGCTCTCCGGGCTTGCGCAAGAGTACGGCAATCACATCCACAAGACACAACAGATTTCCGTGCTGCACCTTCTCGACATTGGCCTGAAATTGCGCGGCCTCAGCAAATTCAATTACCGTTGCATTGGTCATGTGGCGCTCAGGTAGTTCGTACGTCTCCCCCTCAAAAATGTAGGTACGTTGATAGGTGTACTCCGTCGGAGGTTGGCAGGATTTCACAATCTTACCGTATAGGTATTCAATTGTTTTGACCGCCATGCCATGCCCGCTGCCTTTCATTATAGTGTCGTAATGAATGCCTGTAAAATGCGATACCACGCGGGCCATGTAAGGTATCATCTCCTTCGCATACCATACACTGCCCATCGCGTCCACCGCTTGCATCTGATTTGTATGCGCGTCCTCCAATGCCGAAATAAGCTCCGGCAGAACTTGGCGTGCTTTCTTTGGGCTGCGTGAATCCGTCGCATAGGCTTTCAGCATTTTGATTTTGTCATCGGTGAGCGTTGCCGCTGGGTTGGGCACTACTTTTTCAATCCACACATTCAGGGCTTCAAGTGCCTCGTGTGCCTTAATGCCTTGCTCTTGTGCCTGCCTGACCTGCGGCGGCTCCATTGGCATGATGTCGGTGAGGAAGGCGATGTATTGCCCCAGCGTCACATCTGCCGGGCCGTCCGGGTGCTTATAGCGGGTTGCGTCGCCTTGTAGGGTAAATACCGTCATACCGTTTTTGCTTTGCGCCCGCGTCGTGGTCTTTCCGGGCCTGTTTCGGGTGTGGAGTTGTCAGCCAATACCGGCCCCTCGGAGAGGTCTTGCACCTCTTTCGCCTCGTCGGTCTTGGGGTACGCCACCTGTTGGGCGTTGCTCGGCGGGCGCGTTTTGTCAATTGGCGCAATGCCGAGGCGCTTGCAGGCGCGATCTACCATCTTGAAGGCTTCCAACACCGCGCGGCGGTTGACGCGGTTGTTGCTTTTGACATATGCCCACAGTTCATTGCGGGCGATTTCCAATTCTTTTTTCATTATGAATAAGCGGTTATGTCTGACCCTTCGGCCAGACGAGTGAAGGCGTAACGGCCCGCGTCAAGACTATGATTTTGGGCATCTATCGGCGTGCTGGACTTTTTGTCATTCCAAATATAGGTGTTTAGCTCTTTCTTTATGTTGTGGCTCCCCTGAGTGACCACTATCGTGTAGTCCTGCATTTTCTTAATGCCCTCAATGACGCTATCAGGCCCCTTCTCTGCCTTTTGGATGTTTACCCCGGCAGCGGCTATGTCATTTGTCAGGCGAGGCTCGGAGGTGTCTGCAATGACCATCTTTTCAGTGCCGACTATTGCCCGCACTTGCGCTACCGTGTTAGAGGTGCTAAGTTCGGTCTGATAGATCATTTCCTGCACATAGATACGCTTTGCCCCGCTATCAACGGCGCACTTCACCAATGCCAGCGGGTCGGGGAAATACCCATAATCCAGGCCATAGCCATACGGCAGCGAAGTGTCAAATTCACCCTCTATCCAGTTAGGGAAAACAACGCCCTCAGCCTGCTCTTGCCACCTGCCTAAAAATATATGCTCATACTTTGCCCGGTTGGATTCCCGCAAGTGCATAATCTTTTCAAAGTAGGATTTCGGTATATTGTTGAGGTTATTAAGGTACGTTGTGTGGATATGCAATACCTCCGGGTGCCTGCTCATGGGTATCTTTGCCCCGTCGATCATTACATACTCGGTGTGGCCCTCAAACCACTTGCGCCAAATGAAATGATCAACGTCTTGCGGGTTCATTATCAGCGTCACGCGGTTGGGTGCATCCATTGCCCGAACGCTAAAGTCTATCGTATCAAAGGCCACCTCATCCCGGAACTCCTCAGCCTCATCAACTACAAAGCGGCTTAGGCCGGGAATGGATTTGAGCTTCGCTGTCTGGTTCCCGCTGCTGGTTTTGATGCCCGCAAAGATGATGCTGTTGCCTGTCGTGTTGTGGGTGATGGTGTTATTTGAGGCCGTGAACTGTGGCGCAAGGCCGGAAAGGTCTAATTTGTCCTGAAATTCCGGTATAATTGAAATATGAGCCGATGAAAGGGTATAGCGGGTGAATAGGGTTTTGTGGGGTACTTGCTGGGTCAGGGCGACGGCTTCGGCAAGCGCGGCGGTGAATGACTTAGCGCTATTGCGCCCGCCGGTAAGTAGTATGTACCGCTGCTCTGTTGCGTTGAACAGAGGCCGGTACATCTTTTTAACTGATATTGTCCGCGTCGGTGCTGTCATCTATGAATTCAATGATTGTGCGAAGTGGCGCGCCATTTGCGCCGGTGATCTCGTTTTGTGATCTGGTAAGTTTGGGAACCGTGAACTCCAATAAGCGGATGTAGGCGTTTATTTTATCCTTTGGCTCCAACATTTCAAACTGCAACTTCATATCATCAAAGTTTTCCGCCAAAAACTGATCTATCGTTTCTCGCATGTTGGCGGTGACTTTGTTCACGGAACCCTTCTTCCTGCCGCCGGTCTTTGGTAGTCCTTTTGGCTTATTTGGCATTGTTCTAAATAAATCTATTTTAGATTAGTCAAAAATAACAGGTGCAACCCATCCCGGCGTACCTACGCCATCCAAAAGGGCAACGCGCTCAGCAAACGGAATAGTTTGTTTAGCCTTCAAGCGTTCGCCAAATGTTTCGATTTCAGTCTTTACCTCATTCCAGTACCCTATTGCCTCAAAATCATTTGCAATTATCTGCAATATCTCATCAACAGCGACTAAAGCGTGCTGTCTTACGCAGTGATCATTATGAAGCGCAATCCAATCATAATCATTTTTTTTGAACTTTTCAATAAGTTCGAGTGCTTTTTCTTTGGGTATCATTGCATTGTGGTTTTATGGCTCATAACAAAGACTTTATCACTTCTAAACGCTTTTCGTTCAACTTTTGCACTGTCAAATGCTCGGAAATATACGCCCGCCCTTCTTCCACTAACTTCACCTTATCCACTTTTCCGGCTTTGATCTTATTCAAAACAGCTTGAAAGTCTTGCCGGTTGTTGTATCTCAGCAATCCCGGTATCATATCCCATTCAGGGAAGCCCGCCTGGACAATAGGCAAGGCCCCAAC